TATAATTTTACCTAGTTTAGAAAAAGTTAATAGACTTACAATAGCAGAAGCAAAAAGAAATCGTGCTGATAGAATTGGCAAAGCGGCATACGAACAAGCCAGAATGTCAGGAGATAAAAAGACAAAACTTGCTGATGTTACACCTGATTGGCGTAAAATTGAGAAAACAGATTTGATTTTTAGAATTATGACGTTTGATCATATTCCAAAAGCACCTGGTAGAAAACGTAAAACTAAAACTATTGCAGACGAACACGAACGCTGTAACTTTCCTCCATTTCAGCATTGGAAGTTTGATGAACATGACAATTTGATTTGTGTAGGGAAAAGTCACTGGGAAGGTGGATTACAAAACGGAAGTTTTAGTAAAAGTCATGGTAGAATCACAGAAGAACTAGGACGCATGTTTTTAAAACTTGCTGATAGATATGGCACACGTTCTAACTGGCGTGGTTACACATACAATGACGAAATGAGAGCCCAAGCAGTTTTACAACTTTCACAAATTGGATTACAGTTTGACGAAAGCAAAAGTGAAAATCCATTTGCGTATTATACTGCCGCAGTGACAAACAGTTTTACAAGAGTATTAAACATAGAAAAGAAAAATCAAAACATTAGAGACGACATTCTTCAAGAAAATAATCTTAATCCGTCCTTTACTAGACAAAACGAAAATGTTTTTAAAGAGGACAAAGAAAAACTTGCAGAGTTTTACAAAAGTATTAGACGTCCAAAAGCAGACTATTAAGGTTGACAAACACTCATAGTTTCTTGTATAATGTTAAGATAGCATAAGGAAAGGCATGACACAGTTATTTAAAAAGGCCGCAGTGTTTACTGATATACACTTTGGTTTAAAATCAAATAGTAAAATTCACAACGATGATTGTGAAAGATTTATAGATTGGTATATAGAGCAAGCCAAAGCACAAGGCTGTGATGTAGGTATCTTTACAGGAGATTGGCATCACAACAGAAGTGCTTTGAATCTTACAACTATGGATGCCAGTTTGAGATCTTTAGAGAAATTAGGTAAAGCATTTGATAAATTTTACTTTTTTCCGGGCAATCACGATTTATATTACAAAGACAAAAGAGATATTCACAGTGTAGTATTTGGTAAACACGTACCAGGTGTAACTGTGGTTACAGAACCACAAGTAATTGATGATGTTGCTTTGGTTCCATGGTTGGTAGGAGAGGAATGGAAACAAGTTTCTAAAATGAAGTGCAAATATATGTTTGGTCACTTCGAACTTCCTAACTTTAAAATGAATGCTATGGTCGAAATGCCTGATACAGGTGAGATCAAAGCAGATGACTTTGCTAACCAAGAAATGGTGTTCACAGGCCACTTCCACAAACGTCAACAACGTAAAAACATTTATTACATCGGCAATGCCTTTCCACACAATTACGCTGATGCATGGGATGATGAACGTGGTATGATGGTATTAGAATGGGGAAGTGAGCCTGAGTTCATCGATTGGCCAGATTGTCCAAAATATAGAACTATTCCGTTGAGCAGACTGTTAGACAAAACAGAAGAAATACTTGCTCCAACAAACTTATATCTACGTGTTACACTTGATATTGATATTTCATATGAAGAAGCAAACTTTATCAAAGAAAACTTTAGTTCACAATATGATGTAAGAGAAATTGCACTATTACCAGATACAAGTGCAGATGATGAAATGAATAAATTAGAACCTGGTGAAATTGACTTTGAGTCAGTTGACCAAATTGTAACAGATCAGATAACAAAGTTAGATACAGAAACATACAAACCAAACTTGTTGTTGGATATCTATAGAGGATTGTAATGTTTAAAATTAAAACACTAACAGTTAAAAATTTTATGAGTGTGGGTAATCAAACCCAAGCAGTTGATTTTGATAAAAATCTGCTTACACTTGTGCTAGGTGAAAACTTGGATCTAGGAGGCGATGACGCTGGTTCTAGAAATGGTACAGGTAAAACAACTATCATTAATGCGTTAAGTTATGCATTGTATGGTGAAGCACTTACAAAGATACGTAGAGAAAATTTAATCAACAAAACTAACGGCAAAGGCATGTTAGTAACAGTTGAATTTGAAACACAAGGACAGAACTATAGAATTGAAAGAGGACGTAAACCAAACGTACTTAAATTTTATAAAGAAAATGTTGATGTTACCGCAGACGATATCGATGAATCGCAAGGTGACAGTAGAAAAACACAAGAAGATATTAACAAGTTACTGAACATGAGTCATACTATGTTCAAGCATTTGGTGGCGCTTAACACATATACAGAGCCTTTCCTTTCACTCAAAGCCAATGATCAACGTGAGATTATTGAGCAGTTGTTAGGCATCACCATCTTATCTGAAAAAGCAGAACGTTTAAAAGATGAACAAAAAAGAATACGTGATGCTATTGCTGAAGAAGATGCTACTATAAAAGGTATTGAAACAGCAAATAAAAAAGTACAAGAATCTATTGACAATTTAGAAATTAAATCTAAAGCATGGGACGCAAACCAAGCAGAAGAAATTGCAAGAACAACAAAAGCAATTAGTCAATTGATTACTGTAGACATAGATGCAGAAATACAAGCACACAAAGATAAAAAAGAATGGTTAGTACAAGACACTGAACAATCAAATCTAAACAAAGAAAAAGCAAGTTTAGAAAGTAGTTTGTTACGTGCAGAAAGAACACATTCTAAATATGAAAAAGAATTAGAAGATATTGGTAGTAAGAAATGTTTTACATGTGGACAAGAATTACATGACGAAGCACATGAAAAAATTCTAGCAGAAAAACAAAATGATGTAACTGAAAGTCAAACTTATATTGATGGTATAGTTTTACAATTAAAAGATGTAAATGAAAAATTAGATGCAATTGGTAACATCAATGATTGTCCTAAAACATTTTATGACAGCAGTGAAGAAGCATACAATCATAAAAACAATCTAGCAAGTCTTGAAGAACGTAAAACAGAAAAAGAATCAGAAGTAAATCCATACACAGAACAAATGGATGAACTAAGAGATCAAGCACTACAAGAAGTAAATTGGGATAACATAAATGCCCTTACAGAAATGAAAGAACACATGGACTTCTTGTATAAACTACTTACAAGTAAAGATTCATTTATACGTAAACGTATTATTGATCAGAACCTTGCGTTCTTAAACAAACGTTTACAATACTACTTAGATAAAACTGGTTTACCACATCAAGTAGTATTTCAGAACGATTTAACAGTCGAAATTACAGAACTAGGACGCGACTTAGACTTTGATAACCTCAGTAGAGGTGAACGAAATAGACTAATATTATCCATGAGTTGGGCATTTAGAGATGTTTGGGAAAGTCTATATCAAAGCATAAACTTGTTGTTCATTGACGAACTTGTAGACAATGGATTGGATGCCGCTGGTGTAGAAAGTGCTTTGAGTGTACTCAAAAAAATGTCAAGAGAGCGTTCTAAAAACATATATCTCATTTCGCACAAAGATGAACTATCTTCACGTGTGAATAACATATTGAAGGTAATTAAGGATAACGGGTTCACTTCGTACAGCAATGATACGGAGGTTGTGAATGCCTAAGACTACCCATGAGTTGCTTGTCCAAGCAATGATGGATTATTATAACGCACAGGAACGTTTTGAAGCCAAAGGCTTCGACGAAACAGGCCGTAAGGCAAGATCAATCCTAAGTGATATTAGGAAACTAGCGACTGAAAGACGCAACGAAATACAGGCTAAACGCAAGGCACTTAAAGAAAGCAAGAAGGCAAACAAACAACAAAGCCAGAATCAAGATCCAGAATTATAGGCGCAGGTAAGTATCTGCATGGAGTGGACTTATAAGGGCAAAAAAGTAGAAAATCTTCCAGAAGACTGCGAAGGTTTTGTATACCTTATAACCAACACTACTAATAATCGCAAGTACGTAGGCAAAAAACTAGCAAAATTTAAAAAAACACGCCCACCACTTAAAGGCAAGAAAAACAAACGTAGAAGTAAAGTAGAAAGTGATTGGAGAGACTATTGGGGATCTTCAGATCATTTAAATGCTGACGTACAAGAAATAGGCCCAAAAAACTTCACAAGAGAAATATTATATTTTTGCAATAGCAGAGGCTTAATGAGTTACCTTGAGGCAAGAGAACAATTTGAACGCCGTGTATTAGAGACAGATGAGTATTACAACGGAATTATTAATGTTAGAGTTGGCGGTTCAAAAATTCTTAAAGAAGCACTTGGTAGCATAGGCAAAACAAACAGCACACAAGGTTAGCAGGCCAGTTTAATATACTGCTGAGTAAAAGGTGATGTGATAGTCACACTCGTACACGTTGATCGACCACCACTGTGAGGTAAGCCATCAAACAAATAGGGCTCACTGGTTAACGGAGATTGAATGCTGTCAATCGAAAACACTGTGTTTGAAAAAACTCCACGCAACGGAACGAGGCGGGAGGTAGCGTAGAAGACCGCGAAGCGGTTTGCGGTAGCAAAGCGATTTGTAAGCAGAATTTTACGTGATGTCGACGTAGGTAGGGGAAAGGTCAGAGCCCCACAAACAGGTGTATAAACAAACAACCTACTTCCAAGTCTTGGCTGTGACGAACTCACATGATGTTCAAGATTAGATGGAACCATTTAGTAGGTTCCGTCTGACTGAAACAATCTACATGATGCTAACAATTACTTCGTAATTAATTGTTCTATATAAGAAGTGGTGTTTGAGCGATAGCGATAAACACAAGTGAACGTAGTTCACTTCTTAATCACAAACCAATGTGAAACATCATCACAAGGATCGTCGACATAATGATATTCGAACCATTTGATGTCTTGTAAATCGTTGTTATGTCTAATGAAGATCTGGATCTCTACCAAATCCAGGTTTTACTGTACTAACCTGAATCTCCTGTATCTCATATTGTTTGTGTGGGTTATTAACTTTCCAACACTCAATGGTCATTGTAGCCTCTTCCATGGAATTGGCCACTGCGATTTCCTTGCTGTCTTCCAGTATTCTAAATTTTTGTATCATAGTTTAAATATTTAGATCAGTAGTTAGTGTGATTAAACTGTGCTATTTGGTTTTTGACGGCTAGATTGGCGATTACATAAATACATTTAGGAGAAGTTGGTATGAAAATAACAGAAATCGCAGTGTTAAATGAATCTAGTGTGCAAGAAGCACCACAGGGCATGTTAAAACGTGCAGGCCTTGGAATTATGAAAAAATTTGGAAGCGCCGGTGCCGCCGGCAAGTTAGAAACAGGCAAAATTGCTAATCAACTGAAAAAAGCATATCAACAGCATTTGGGTAAAACTGGTAGACCAAGTTCTGCACAAGAACTAATGGCTTTCTTAAAGAGCATGGGTTATCCTACACAGGGAGTTGAGAAACTAGCAAAACAATTAACTGCGCCAAACCAAGCACCGAAAGGACCACTAGCAAACAAAAATGACGGTCCTGAACAACCTACACCAGGAGGTGCTAGTGCAAAACCTAAAGCAAATAATCCTAATTTAAAATTAGTGGCCGGTGTACACGAAAATGTGATTACAGAATTAAAAGGCCCACAACTTGATAAACTGCTGACAAGAGCGGCACAAGATGCGGCTTACATGAAGGCAGGTGGTGACGTGACTAAAGACACAACTGCTAATTCAAAACAAGGAGGAAACTTTGGTGCATTCGCAAGTGGAGTAGCCAAAGGTTATAAAGCAGGAAGAAATCCTTTAAAAACTGCAGGTGGTGCTATTGCTGACAAATTTAAAAAAGCGGCAGGCGACTATGAAAAAAGTACAGGTGAAGAACCTAGCGGAAGTTCACAAGACACAAGAGCAGGTGTAAACACACTACGCACTGAACTTGGTTTAGAAAATCCTGCAATGGCAGTTAAAGCACTTGAAAAACTACAAGCAGGCAAGCCTTTGAGTAATAAAAATGAATTGAATGCTGTTAAGCCTATTGTAAATGCTGTACAAAAAGCATTACAAAGCACACAAGGTCGTGCTAGACTCAAACAATTAATTAAAACTTTATAATTTTAGAAAAAAGCCATTCCAGACTCTTTGGTAATTTTTAGATTTTCATCTACCATCTTACCTATGGCTTTGCGTTCATCGTAGGTAGAGTCGTAAGCATCTTTGAGTTGCATACCGCCACGCATGTACCAACACAACTTAACTAACTCACTAATTATATTTTGGCTTTCTTTTTCTAGGCCGGTAACAAATTCATCAATCTCAGAAAGATTGAGTGTTCCGACCTTTATGCGAAAAAACTTGCATTGTCGAACACCATTGGAACATCGATCGTTTCCTCGGCGCCCTTCTCCACATAATCTTGGGGAACTTTAAATTTAGTACTTGGTGTACTCCAATAATTTTTTATTTCTTCGAGCCCTGTTTGAACTGCTGTAAATGTTTCTTTGTCAGTTGTTTCAAAAAACTCTCTAATTGCTTGTATATTATTTTCTGTGCCTTCTGGAGTTTCAATAGCAGTAACATTGCTTACTACCATATCAAGTGTCATTTTACTTAATTTTTTAAAACCCTCTTTGAATGCTTGTAATTTTTGAGTTTCATCAATTTTAGTATCTTGCATTACCTGTGACAGTCTTTGATTTTCAAAAGTTGTCATAAAGAAACTTGTGGTTTCCTTGTAGGTCAGCGGTCTTACATGAAATTTAAGATCACCGTGTGTGATAATACTGTTCCATGTTTTACCTTGCATTCTATCTAAAAGTTCACGTAGATCTATTTCAATAGTTTCACTACCAACTTTTAAATCACCTTCTTCATAGTATCTAATAGGAACTTGTAGTTCCATTTTTTCACCATATGTAGCAATACGTATAGCAATCAAAACTGCATCTAAATCAATTGTTGGCATTGACCATGGATCGTCAATCAAAGGACAACATGATTTGATTACGTCTACAGTTGCTTCGCCACTCATTAATGCATCAGGTGTTTTGATCATTAGTTCGTCTTTGGCTGTCATTGAATAAATTGGTAGTTCTCCTGACCCTGTTTTTTCAACAGGATTAGTAGGATAGAATGCACCACCACTAGGTAGTGTAAGGTATATTTTTGGTTGGCGCTTATACTTGCTTAAAACGCTTTGATTTTCCATGGTTGTTGTCCTCTATAAATACAGTTATACTAATAATTAGTAAATGTATTTATATACGTATATTATGGGGATTTTAAGATAATGGCAGTAACAGGTCAAATTGGTGATGCAGAAGTAAGATTGGATAATGCGGCTGAAGAAGCCACAATGCAGAAGATCTTAGACACTCTGCGTGACATGGAAGGCATGGGAAGAGGAACTGGCGGCACAGGTGGTGTTGGCGGAGTAAACTCTCCTTTGGGCAAACTAGGAAAATCAATTAACCCAGTCACTATGGGATTTAATGCTTTAGGCAAAGGCATAGGTTTAGTTACCGGTGCTGTATCAGGACTTGCAACAGTAGGTGCTGGCGCTGTAAAAATGGGTGCAGGATTTGTTGCCGCTCAACCAAAGATTACAGATTTTTCTAAAGCACTTGGAGATCTACCTGGACCATTAGGTGCACTAGGAGAAGCAGTTCATGCAGTTGTTGAATTGCTACACAAAAATTATACAACATTCCAACAGTTGTCTGCATCAGGTATTGCGTTTGGTGACAGATTAGAAATGATGAACGGAATGGCCGCTAGACTAGGTATAGGTTTAGATGGACTTGCAGGAAGTTTAGCATCAAATTCAGAAAGACTTGCATTTTTAGGAACAGCAACACGTGGTGCCGAAATGGCAGTCAAAGATGCGGCCACTGCATTTGATCAAAATAGAGATAGTTTGTTGGCCTTTGGTTTGAGTTTTGAAGAACAAAACGAAACCTTTATGAGATTCTTTGCAAGTAACTCACTAGCACTACAAAGAGAAACAATGAGTCGTAGTTTGCTGATTTCACAGAGTGATGATTATGCAAAAGGTATAAGAAGACTTTCTGAACTAACAGGTGCTCAAGCAGATGCAATTCAGGATGAAGTTGATAAAGCAAACGCAAACAAAGCATTCCAATCATTTTTAGCAGGACTAGAAGGCAACGAAAAATTACGTGCTGAGTCAGTGCTTAGAACATTTGGACAGTTTGGAGATGCAGGTCGTGAAGCGGCAATGTCAATGTTAATGGGCGTTGCACCACTAACTGAAGGTGCCGCTCAAATGATGACTATTAACAAAGGCTTTGGTGATGCACTACGAACATCAGTTAACAGTTCAAGAAACTTTAGCGGATCATTAGAAGCCTTTGACAATCAACTTAGAGGAACAGTTACTACATTTGCAAACGGACAAAAAGATTATATTAGAAACAACAGCAAATTTTTTGCCTCTCTAGCAATGGACGGTGATGGGTTAGGAAATGTAGGTGGAGATTTAATTTTAGGTATTAGTAAGTTCTTAGGAAGTACCGATGACTTAGAAGGCAACATGGGCAAAATGAGTCCACTTGCAAGAGCATTTGCTAACTTAGATAGTATGTTACAAACTTTAAGAGAAACACTAGCAAATACTTTAGTAAAAATTTTATCAAGCACTTCGTTTCAAAACGGTTTAGTTGCATTTAACAAATTTATTCAAGATATAACACAAGATATAGAAGCAGAAGGATTTATTCCTTATATTACAAGACAGTTTGACTCTTTACTTGACAAAATGTATCGTGCTTTTGCCAGCAGTTATCTTGTAAGGAAAATACTAGGAACAAGTGAACAGACTGCCGCGGCATCAACTGCGGAAACTATTAAAAAAGATGGATTGAGTTCTGTAAGTAAAAATGATCTAGAGTTTATGCTAGACAGTATTATTGGTCCAGATGGTCTTAACTTTGCAGATGAATTTAGAGAAGCGGCCGCATTAGCAGGCGGTTTTGAAGATGATCAAAGAGGAAGAAAAAGTCAAAGTTATATTGTAAAAATGCGTGACATTGCAGAGATGCTTAAAAAGGAGCCTGAAAAAGTTACAGATGAACAACTACAAAAACTTTTAGATTATCAAATCGCCGTGCAAAAAATATTAGAAGACAGAGACAAGCCACAAGATATGTTTAGTGGTACTGTTGGTGCATACGGAAGTGTATTACAAGACTTTGGACAAGGTACACTTGCTGAACTACACGGAAAAGAAGCAGTTCTAAATGAAAAACAATTGAAAAATCTTGTTACAAACACAGCAAAAATGTCATCACCTAATGTAACGATGCCAGATGATGCTGGTTTTGGCAATAATATAAGCGCCTTTGATAAAAATATGTCCACAATGACAACAAAAGTAGTTGACAGCAACCGCGAAGGTAGTGTAAAATTATTAGATGCGTTAAATATGCTTACAAGGAAGATGGAAACACAAAATAATTTGACAAGACAGGTAATATCAACTGTTGAACAATACAGTTAGGAAAAATAAATGAGTTGGAAAAAATACTTTACAGAATACAAACCAGAAAATAATTCAGGACAAGTAAGTCCAATTTCTGGTAGCGGACAAGCAGGACCTGCAAGAACAAATTATTCAAGTTTCTTACCAGATGTATATTCAGGACATCCAAATCGTATTGAACGTTATGGACAATATGAAACAATGGACACAGACAGTGAGGTAAATGCCGCACTTGATATCCTAGCAGAATTTTGTACACAAGAAAACACAGAAAACAAAACACCTTTTCAATTATTTTTCAAACAACAAGCAACTGGTGCAGAAACTAAAGTATTAAAACAGTATTTGCAACAGTGGGTTGAAATGAATCAGTTTGATAGACGTATTTTTAGAGTAATGCGTAATGTATTCAAATACGGTGATGCATTTTTTGTTAGAGATCCAGAAACATTTAAACTGTTTCATGTTGATCCTGCAAAAGTAAACAAAGTAATAGTAAACGAAAGCGAAGGTAAACAACCTGAGCAGTATGTTATTAGTGATATTAACGTAAACTTCCAACATTTAAGTGTAAGTCAAAAGAATCCTAATGCAGGAAACGGTCAAATTGATTATACTACATCAGGCGGAGGACTTGGCAGAGGATATGTAGGGTCTACTCCACAACAAGTTGGAACAAGATTTGAAAAACAACAGAACCAAGCAACCATTGAGGCTGAACATGTTGTACATTTAAGTTTATCGGAAGGTTTAGATAGAAACTTTCCATTTGGTAACAGTTTATTAGAAAGTGTTTTCAAGGTTTATAAGCAGAAAGAATTACTTGAAGATGCAATTATTATCTACCGTGTGCAAAGAGCACCGGAAAGAAGAGTATTTTACATCGACGTAGGTAATATGCCTACTCACCTTGCTATGGGATTTGTTGAAAGAATTAAAAATGAAATTCATCAGCGTAGAATTCCGTCAGCAACTGGAGGTGGTACTAACGTTATTGACGCTAGTTTCAATCCACTATCAATTAATGAAGACTATTTCTTCCCACAAACAGCGGAAGGAAGAGGATCTAAAGTAGAAACACTACCAGGCGGTACTAACTTAGGCGAAATAGATGACTTAAAATATTTTACTAACAAGTTATTCCGTGGTTTACGTATTCCAAGTTCTTACTTACCTACCGGTGCAGATGATTCTGCCGCACAGTATAACGACGGTAGGGTAGGCACTGCTTATATTCAAGAATTAAGATTCAACAAATATTGTGTAAGACTACAAAATTTAGTTGCATACATTTTTGATAGAGAGTTTAAAATGTTTATGAATGCCAAAGGAGTAAACATTGACAACAATCTATTTGATCTTAGAATGAATCCACCACAAAACTTTGCTTCATATAGACAAAGTGAAATGGATAATGCAAGAGTAAACACATTTGCTTCACTACAAGAAGTACCATATATGAGCAAACGTTTTGCATTGAAACGTTTCTTAGGACTATCACAAGAAGAAGTTGCAGAAAACGAAGCAATGTGGCGTGAAGAAAACACCAATGAACAGTTTAACAAGTCAAGTGCAGGAACAGAAATGCGTGGCGCAGGAGTTACACCAAGCGGTATTCAATCTGATTTAGATACACTAGGCACTACAGAACCAGATGCTGACTCACCAGATCCGGCTCCAGACGCTACTGACACAGATACCACACCAGGTGGCGACACAGTTTAAGGTAAATAAGATTATGTTGTTAAAAGAATTTTTTTATTTTGATAAAAACGCTACAGAATTTGAGGACGACAAACGTTTCGATGCTCAAAGAGATATTTCTGTAATAAAACCTAGTGATACTAGAAAAACTAGACTTACACTAGAACAATTAAATCAAATCAGACGCACAGCAGAAGCAAGAGAAGTTGAACAAGCAAAAGAATTAGAGTTTGTGCAACTTATGTACGGACAACCTGCTCAAGAAGAAACTGCCCTTTAATAAAACTGTTTAAATACCGATATGAACACAGCATTCGTATTGGGTAACGGTACCTCAAGACAACATTTTGATTTAGAAAAGATGCGTGGCAAAGGAATTATCTATGCCTGTAATGCAGTCTATAGAAATTTTGAACCTGATGTCTTGATTGCAGTTGATCCAAAGATGGTACATGAAATTGTCGCAGATGGTTATCACCATAATCATGTTGTATGGACAAATTACAATAATGGGTATAAAGATTATACTAATTTAAACTATTTTCAACCTAGCAGAGGTTGGAGTAGCGGTCCTACAGCACTAGCAAAAGCCGCAGATGACAATCACAAGTCTATATACATACTAGGCTTTGATTTTATGGGGTTAAACAATGGTAAAAAGTTTAATAACATATTTGCAGACACACAAAACTACAAAAAATCCAAAGAACCAGCAACATATTATGGCAATTGGCTCAGACAAACTGAAAATGTAATCAGGACTCACACCCACATTCAGTTTTTTCGGGTAACTAAAGTTGGAGAATTTTGTCCAGCACAACTTAACAATTACGATAATATACGCAATATAGACTATGATGAACTTGAATTTAGACTCAAAAAACCCGATGATTTGCAAAAACCATGAAAATGAGCCTATTTCTAGTGGTAAAAGTGGTTTTTTCGTAAATACAAGGGACAGCCTTGCCAACAATATAATTTAAGGAGAAAAACAATGTCAGATACAAGCAAATTTGAACAACTGCTTGATCTTCTAGTCAATGAAGACAAAGATAAAGCAGAAGAACTTTTCCACGATATCGTGGTTGAGAAATCAAAAGAAATTTACCAAGGACTTATTGAGTCTGAGGAAAAAGCAGACGAAGAAGCAGTAGAAGAAACTACTGAAGCAACTGCTGAAGCAACTGAAGAGTCTAAAGAAGACGAAGTTGAAGAAGCAACAGATGCAGATGAGTCTGAAAAAGAAGACAAAGTTGAAGAAAACTTTGAAGAAGAATCAGTCGAAGAAGTGGGCGGAGATGCAACAGACGCTATGATGAAGGATATTGCAGACGAAGCACCAGCAGAAGACGAAATGGATTTCGACAAAGACGGCGAAATGGATGATCATGAAGAAGAGCATGATGACAT